AGTTCAGTCATTACTATTCCAAGCTTTTTTATGGATTCTGTTTCGCCAGTAAATATTGATGAAATTGCAGTGTTTGCAACATCGATAGAAACGTTTTTAAATGATGCCAAATCACCCGCTAATCCAACTAATTCAGTTGACATTTTAGCAGCTTGTGTCGAACTTAAACCCATCGATGTAGCCATATCACCATAAGTGGATGCCATATCTAAAGCCGTTCCTTCAGCAATACCAAATGATGTTAAGGATGTTTTCGCAAATTCTTTTACAGCTGTAGATGCTGGCCCAAATGCAACTTCAACCTTATTTACACTTTCGTTATAATCCGACGCGAATTTAATAGCTGCTGCACCAGCACCAAGTAAAGGCAATGTAACATAGGTTGACATACTTTTACCAATAGAATTCATTTGTGTGCCTACACGCTGAAGTGTACGCATTGAATTCTGCATTTCGGTACTAAAGCCTTTAAGGTCAGCTTTAAATCGTATGTTAATCTGTGCTAATGAAGCCATTAAAAACTACTTTTTTGTAAGGTTTAAAAGTAGTTTTGCAAGGCTGTTATAAAATGTATAAAATATACGTTTGTAGTTTATAGCACAAAAAAAACTCTTTGCATTACACAAAGAGTTTTTCCATCTATTAACCAACCAAACAAATTATGAAAGAACTTCGAAAGTACACGTTATTTGAATTTATAAAATGTATAAAATATACATTTGTCATGCAATACCTTTTTTCATGGCATCAATTTTACTCCAGACATCAATTTTCTGCTGTTCAATAATTTCTTTTTCTTTTTCAAGATCAATTATTGGCGATGTGTTTTTTTCAAAATACAACGGAAACAGTTTTTCTTCTGTAGCGTTTCTGTCTTTTAAATGTGGCACCAGCATTGTAAATTTCAGTCCACGATTCAGAATAAGATTTTCCTTCAGTTCATCTTCTTTTCTGCGATAGAAACCATTTTGGATGTTGTGAAATTGCCGTGGTGTAAGTTTGTAGAATTCATCTATAGTCAAACCCATATAACCACAAGCCAGTTCTTCAAGATCATCAAACGTTATTTCCTTATACGGAATTGGTTCTGTTTCTTCCTGCTCCGATTCGGTTATGCTTTCTTCGGAGCTGTCGGCTTTTTTTCCTGCGGAAGTGATTTAATAAATTCTTCCAGGACTTTACCTATCTGATCCATATTTGTAAAAATATAATCACCATAAGCTACACCATCAAAATCTTCCTGTCCGGAAGCAGCAGCTAAAATATCTTTTAATATTTCAATTACCTTAAACGGAATATCGGTAACTTCAACCGGATTTCCTTTTTCATCAAAGAAAATACTAAACGATTGCAGAATATTATTTACAACAGATTGTATTCCTGGTAAATCCCATTTCTCACCTAAAGCCTTTAGGCACGAATACCCAAACGTTAACGTTTGGGTATTTTTACCGTTTTTAATTACCAATGCCATTACGAAACAACAGCTTTAGTTAAGTCACCATTTCCTTTGAAAGAAAATGAACCAGATACAGACTGATCTACAGTTGCATCTATATCAGCACTTTCAACATAGCATTGTCCAGAAAGAACCCATGAACCTGTTACACCATCGGTCATTTCAACATCGATAGGTGTTTTTGCCAATTGTAATGAAACAATATCCATAAAACCCAATTTTGTAGCAGTAGATCCTGTTGGAATATCTGCAACCAAAGCTTCAGCACTGATGCTCCAGCTGTAATTAGATGGCGTAACCACCGAACCTAACGTGTCTTTTGTTGCAATTTCTTCCATTTTGGTAGAAATCTGCATCTTACACGATTTTGTGTGGTATAGGGTTTTTCCTTCATAGGAAAACCGTGTTGCACCACCTTGATAAATTTCTCCTTGTGCCATTTTATTTTATTTTTTTAAGGTTTACAATTATTTTATTTAAGTCTAATTCGTAATCTGTTATCGGTGTGAAAATTTCACTCATAAAAGAACTTTCTTTGATAATCGGTTTTATTGCATCATAGAAAGCAACGCACTGCGGAAACTGCTCAATAGAAAAATAGAAAGAAACTTCGGCCGAAAACTGCTGACCGTCTTTACTGGCACTTTCTACAGGATTCATAGTGTAAACTGCTACTGGAAACGTTGCGCCTTCACGGACAAAATTTGCATTAAAAACAGTTCCGAATACCGATGTGTATTGCGAAGCGTTTACAAATAAATCTTTTAATTCTGTTAGAAATTCGTTCATTATCTACTTAATCTATCAATTTGTTTCTGAATGTATGCAGCCATTTTCTTTTCCGCTTCTGCCGTAACCTGTCCTTTTGTAACTTCATAGGAACGCTGCATGAATAAATCGGCACGTGTTCTGCTTTTCGCTCCGGTTGCATTGTGCGTCAAGGCTTTTATAGAATTGGAATGCTTTCTCTTAAAACCTTTTTTATAGACTGCATGTCCTTTTTCTACAAAATTTCCATACCAACCTTCAAAAGAACCTTTTGCACGTGGTCCAACCAATATTGTTGGATTGTCGCTTTTTCCGGTGATTGTTCCGATGGACTTTTTTAAAGTTCCCGGCGAAATCATTTTTCTGGTTCGCGATCCGCTTACTAAATGTGGTTTTCTTGAAACTGGTGCATTTGCCCGAGCAACATTTACTGTTACATTTGCAACCTGCCGAAGCACTTTTAAAACTTCCTGGCGTTTCGATCTGTCATCACCAAGCTGTTTTATCTTTTCCAGTAATTCCGGAAAACCTTCTATTTCAATTAGCGGACTACTCAACTCTACTACAGGTTAATTCCAGATGACTTCTGCGACCAATTAACTTTGTGTGGATAATCTTAAATCTTTCCTGTGCACCACTTGTGCTGTCAGTTAAAATCATTTCGTGACCACGTTGCGCTATTTCCTTTCGGTAGCGAATTGTGTATTTTCTGTTTACCAAATGGATTACTTTGCCATCTACATCTTCGCTTCCGGAAACATCCGTAAGCATTGCATAAGGTTCGCAAAATATCGTTTCCGTTTCTTCATTGAATCCGATAGCAGAATTGACAGTCGTAATTTCACTTATGACTATTTTTCTGTCTAACTGACCAATGAAGGGATTCTGTTCCATTTTAGTATTTTTTGTAGGCACGCAATAAAGACTGCGCAACTGTCGAAACAGTTTCTGCGCGATCTTCACGACGTTCGTACATATCAGAAACCATTAATTTAACCGCCTGAATAATTCCTTTTGGAACTGCAGTCATTCCGACTTTAATCGAATAAGTGACAGCATCATATTGTACAGCCGTTTCCGGAAGTGTATTTTTAAACCGAAGGCGGAAAACCTTTTCAGAATCTTTTGTCAGAACATAATCCGTAGTTAGCATCGTAGCTTCCGATGTGCCATCTTTAGGAAAATATTTAACAGAAGTAACCTCTTTCAAAGGAAACGCTTCAAACACTAACGGATTTGCAAATTCATCAGCTTTTACGGTCATTATTTTTGGAAGAATATGACCACCAATAAACTTTTCTGACAGATCTACTGCCGCATCGATGTAAGATTGAATCAGATCGTTTTCATCATCAAAATCACTTTCTATACGTAGTTGTTTTTTGGCCTGCGCCAAAGTCAACACTTCTAAAGTTCCGTCTGCACTGTATGATATATCTGTATTCATTTCGATTTTATTTTACGAATTCAGCGTATTTTGCTTCAACGAGTTCGTTGGCTTCATTTTCTGGAAACGTTCCTGTTTCACCTTCAGAATATGCCAATCCAAATCTTCCTGTTGGCGAAAGCAAAAATTTTACTTTCAAGGATTTTTTAGATTTTGGAGCGGTTTTCGGTTTTTCTTCAGCAACCGATTCTGCTTTTTCTGTTTCTACAACTTCATCCGATGCTGTTTCTACATTTTCCGCTACAACTTCATTTGTTGTAGTTTCTACAGCTTCTTCTGAAGAAGCTGTAGTTTTACTATCTTTTCCCATACTTAAAAAAAATTAAGCGGTTGTTACGTCTTTAATTACCGTAAATGCATTTGGTTGTTTCAATGCAACATCCAAGTAAACATTAGCCGTGATTTCGATATAACCTTCTTTTTTACGAGATTTGTCATCTACCGAAATATCCATCCAACCCCACTGACCAACTACAAGCTGGCTAAAGTCACCGAAAATAACTGCTGAACACACTCCAGTCGAAGTACCTTTAGTAAGGTTTGATGGAATATGGTTAGAAAGCGCAAACGGATAACCGTTGATTTCGTTATTTTGAAGCAGGTAAGTTGCCTGACCAGCTTCTAAAACTGTAGTTTTAGCTTTTCCACGAACTTTTGCGTTTGAAACGTAGTTCATTTTTGCACCGTTGGCATTATCAACGTAAACTTCAGTTTCCATTTCAACCGCTTTTGCGAAAGTTAACGGACCACCATTTGTTCCAATCGCAACGGTATTTGTACCGGATGCATTAAGAATACCTACAGGAGAATCTCCACCAGAAGCACCAGCTAAAGCCGCATAATCAATTTCGTTTTCGATTGCTTTTCTGATTTCATTCATTGTGTAAGCTTCCATATCGAAACTTGACTGCATAAGATTCTGTAAAGAAACCAATACAGAAACCGCCAGTCTTTTAGGCTTCATTTCGATTTTACCGATTGCCATTTTAGTGTTATCCACTAAATCAACTTCACCTTCCCAGGTTGCCGTGATTCCACCATTGTTTTTAGGAAATTGGATATTTCCCTGTAATCCTGTAAGGAAAACGGCACCAAGCGATTCAACAATTGGTTTTGGACGCAATAGATCGATTGGATCCAATACATCGGTTGCAACTGTATTTCCACCGTAAGCACCAGAATCCTGTGTTACAGTTTGACCTGCAGCACGAAATAATGGTAATGCAAATGCGGAAGGTGATAAACCAACTCCAGCTGCGCGCGCAACTTCTGCACCTCTTTGGTTCGCTACCAATTCTGCACCATCTAAAGGCACGTTATTAATTAGCGAACGAATGGCACGATTTAATGAAAACGCACGAACTTCTGGTTCAGCTGGATTTTCATTATTATCAACAGGATTTGCACCATGTGCTGCAGCACGCAATTCTGCTTTCTCAACTTTTACTGCACGTGCAATAGAACCATCGAGCGCTTCAATTTCCGTGTCCAACGTATCAAACGTTGCTGTTTCTTCCGTGGTTAATTCACGGTTTTCGGTTTTTGCTGTTGACAGCAATTTTCCTTGTGCTTCTACTTTAGCAGTTCGCTCAAGTTTTAACTGATCTGATTTTTTCATTTTTAAAATGATTTATTTAAATTAAACTTATGTTGTCTTTCACGAACTGAAAGATTTATTTTCACATCACATGCATCGGTTGCATCTTCTGTTATAATTTCATTTGTAAGCGTTGTACGAATTTCTTCGTAGGTTTCAACACTTCTTTTTAAGGCTTCAGCATTGGAACCAATTGGCACAATGGACCATTCCAATAATTCCCAACGAGTGAAGTAAATGGTGTTTTTGTTTTCACCTTTTGATTCATCACCATAACGCCATTCCAAAATATTAGCACCGATAGACGCCATTCGAAGCGTTTTTCTTTGTATTTTTTTAAATACTTTTTCAGCCAAAGGATTGGTATCTACATCTTCAAATCTGACTTTAGCAATAGTTAATTTTCCTTCCTGGCGAACTTCAGAAGTTCCTAAAATCATATCAGGATCATCGCTCCAAGTTCTATGCGCATAAGCAACAATAGGATTTTGCTCATACCTTGTAAAGTCAGCACCTTCAGCTACAAAAACAGTATCATAGGTATCAGTACTTTCAGAAGAAATAACAAATTCCGCTTCGCGGTTTTCAATCATTTCAGGAGTTAATTCGCGTAACTCTATTTTGACATCACGTGTTATCAATTTATTTTCCATCACCTTTATCTTTTAATTGTTGTTGTTGTAGTTCCATAGCCAATGAAAGAGCTTGCATATTTACCGGTCTTAATGGTTCATCAAGTCCATCAATAGGATTCATATCTTCAAGCGCACGCGCTTCATTAGGTGTCATTATACTTGCATAAACCAAAGAAGTATAGAAGTCTTTTCGGGCTGCCATATCACCACGCAAAAGCACTTTTTCGTTAAACTTGATGTAGCAGTTTATTTTTTCTTCATCGGTAAATACTTTACGCGCCGTTTCCTGCTCCAAACGCATGATCCATGGAAGAAGCGAATCCTGAACGTGTTCAATACCTTGGTGCTGAATGTTTGAAAAACTTGCGTTATCCAATGATTTTAATTTGTGTGGCGCAATATTTAACCAACGGCACACTTCAAGCACACCATATTTGTTAGTTTCTAAAAATTCGGCTTCGGCTGGTGAAATAGAAATACTTTTGTACTTCATTCCATCATCCAGCATAGGAACTTTAAACTTGTTTTGGCTTGACATTTTTAAGGCAAAACCATCTTCAATAGCTTTTTTATTTCCCTTTTCAACGGCCGAATCACTTTCGATTACACCATAACCAATACCTTTATCCTTAAATAAATCCTGCTGGTAGTTTTGCGAATCGAGAATTACACCCAATTGTTTTGCGGCAAACGCAATAACCGAAACGCCAATTTTTCCATCAAAAGAAAACGCTTTATAATGCAGCATATCTTCAGATAAAATAGTTCGGCCTTTATAGGTGTAGTATAAATTATTGTCAAGTTCAAAGACTTTGACATCGGCATTATCCAGGATGATAAAAGATTCAATCCTTCCGGTTGATTTGTTTTTGATGATTTCAACAAAGGCATTTCCTTTGATAATGGTAAGCACCACAATAAGCTTCCAATAATCGAAAGCAGTCATCATGCTGTTAGGCTCATTTGAAATAAGATAGTTTACCGGATGTTCAGAATAATCTAAACGATTAGCACCATCTTTTTTCTTTACACCTTTAGGCAGTTTGGCAATATCATTACTTAACTGATCAACACCGTTGTAAAAAGCAGAAACGCCAAAAGCGGTTTTATCATTGGCAGTAGTACCGGTAAGTGATATTCCGCTAAACATAGACGCGCTAAAAACATTCACCGGTTTACCCTGTGCTGCACGTGTTGCAAAAGTCATTTTTAAAGCATCGCCAAAAGACATAGTACTACCTTTAATTTGTGGTAAAACTACAATGGCACGCTGGCGGTTAACGGAAACTTTGTTCCTTATTTAACCGCATAAAAAAAGCGCACCGGGAAGCGCGCTTTTTCAAAGTAATAACCAATAAACTTTTAATTTTATGAAAAGAATAGGTTGTAAAAATATAATTGTAAAATGTGTTTTAACGGAAACTTTGTTCCGGTTTTAATCACTTTTAATTTTCATGACTTCACTTTTCACATAAGCAAAACCAATAAAGAGTTGCATCACTACTATTAAAACCACTAAAGCATATCGAAGCCAATTATATTTTATAAAAGGAATTTCAAGCAATGCGCTGGTTGCAAAAGCAATACCAAAGGTAATTATTATTGCGAGTATAATTTTAATTTCTGTTTTCATGGTTATTTTTTAAGGTAACGGTTTTGTAATTTTTTAAACGATTCATAACTGCTGTATCTGTAAACCCCAAATAACTCAAAGTATTCATCATTCAGCTTGTTAAAAGCTTCTAAGTTGCTGGTGCTGGCTTTAAGTAAATCAAAATAGGCTTTATAAAAACCATCTATCGGCACTAGTTGCCGCATTCGGGCTACTTTTATTTCCAGTTTTTCATAGGCTACTTGATCGGCTAATTTTTTTTGCACTTCAGGGTTCATACTTTAGAGAGATTGAGAGTTGATATTTTATTTTTATTACACATATATTTCATCATCGGAAAGCGGCTTACTGTACTTTGAGGTTTCTTCCGGCTTAGAAACCGAGCCGCCTAATGCCATAATCGCAGCGATAATGCCGTCGATGCGCTTGCCATTGGTGTGTTCTTTTCCTTTGACGATTCGGATGTTTTCATTGTAATCTTCTTTTGTTGTACAGCCTGATAGCATCCACTCCATAAGCGGATTACCATCGTGCAAAATTTTACCTTCATACACCAATTTTTCAAACAACTTTGTTGGATGTGAATAGTTGACCATTGTTTGCGTAAACTCGGAAATCTCATAACCACCTTCAACCAAATGGTTTGTAATTGAATTTGAGTTATAACGGTCAACTTCAATTCGCTTTATATTGTATTTGTGGTAATTTTTTTTGATATAATCTTCAATCACATCATAATCTACACGATCACCAGGTGTTGATATTAAGAAACCGGCATCGCGCCAATAGCGATACGGAACCTTATCTTCCTTTGAACGTTTTTCAATTGTTTCTTCAGGGCAAAAAAGAAACGGCTTTAAATATCTAAATCCTTCTTCATTCGGTTCGCTTAGTAGTACGAATGCCGTAATATCTGTAGTTGTGGATAAGTCCAATCCGGCGTAACAACCAAACTGCTCGAATACAGATAACGGTATTTCCTTACGTTTATTACTTTTTATAGGTAAATTTTTATTTATGTCGTTGTTTTTCCACTTTTCGGATGGAATCCAAACATTAGCACCATCTACCCACATATTCAACGACTTAGTTTTGAAGTTAGGTATTTTTGACGGTTGGTTTTTTGCTTTTATGTACTCACGGCGCATGAAGTCTAACAACGTAGTGTTATAGTTCATGTTTGGGTTGGCTTTTATCCAATTGGCTTCATTTTCCCAATCATCGGCTTCATCAAGTTGGTGAATCATAATCAGCGTGTGATCATCTACATTAATGCCTTTTAAGATATCTTTATAAGTATCTTCGGCAAGCTTGCACGCGCTTTTTAGATTAAACCCGGCAGTGGTGATAATATATACCAACGGATTATCACGCGCACCCATTGCGGATTCAATTACTTCGCGAACGGTATCATCTTTGTGCGCATGGTATTCATCAATAAAACCCACGGAAGGATTTAAACCATCGAGCGTTTTACTATCACCACCCAAAAACCGAAACACTCCGGATGTATAAGAAAATCTGATTTCGCGCTGGGTATTTTTAAAACCTAACTGGCGAAGTTTCAACGATTTTTCGACAAAGGAATAGGCCTGCTCCCAAAGTGTTTTTGCCTGGGCTTCTTTTGTGGCTCCAACGTATATTTCGGGACCTTCTTCATTATCCATACTTTCGCAGTACAAACCGAGTGCTGCCAGTTGTGTTGTTTTTCCGTTTTTACGGCCAACGGCTTCATATACAAAGTTGATGCGGCGCAAACCGGTTGATGCGATGGTCCACGCGAAAATATTATAAACTGTAAACTGCTGATAAGGCGACAATTCAAACGGAAGGCGCAATTTTGCTAATGGTCCTTTGGTATGCTGGCAGTATTTCGGAATCCAGTTGATGATATGCATTCCTTTGGCATGGTCTAACACATAACCATCCTGTTCAGCGGTTTCTATCCAATTGTAGAAACGCTCCACAGCTAGTTTTATCCAAGGACCGCAAATGATTTTCCCACTACGCACATCAGCAGCGTATTGAAAAGGAACGGAAGAAAGCATTTCGGGAGTTGGGAGCATAGATTTTAATATAATAATTCAGGTGTTAG